GGCTCGAACAGCACCGGCGGTGTGAAGTCGACGCCGTTCAAGCGTGTGATCGTCGAGGAGCCGGACGACTGCAACCTGAACATCAAGGGGCAGGGCGATGCGATCAAGCTGGCCGAGGAGCGCGTGAAGACGTTCCACGACCACAAGATCCTGGCCGGCGGCACGCCGAGCATCAAGGGGATCTCGAGCATCGACGCCGAGATGGAGATCTCGGACAAGCGCTACTTCGAGGTGCCGTGCCACGACTGCGGCGAGGCCCATGCGCTCAGCTGGGAAAACGTCAAGTGGAACAGCGTCGAAGGCGCGGCCCACAGCGTGTTCGGCGTGGCCCGCCCGGAGACAGCGGCCTATGCGTGCCCGCACTGCGGCAGTCTGTGGAACGACGCGCAGAAGAATCGGAACGTGCGCCGCGCCGAGGATGCGGGCTTCGGTTGGCGTGCGACGGAGGAGTTTCGCGGCGTCGCCGGCTTCTACCTCAACGAGCTGTACAGCCCGTTCAAGGAATCGTCGCTCGCGCGCCTGGTCGAGAAGTACCTGATCGCGCTGCACGAGATCGAGCTGGGCGATCCGGGCTCGATCATCGCGTTCACCAACAGCTCGCTCGGCCTGCCCTACGAGTACAAGACCGACACGCCCGAGGCCGACGCGCTGCGCACCCGGGCCGAGGATTACGCGGAGCTCACGGTTCCCTGGGGCGGCCTGATCCTGACCGCCGGTGTCGACGTGCAGCACGACCGGCTGGCCGTGATCATCCGGGCGTGGGGCAAGGGCGAGGAGAGCTGGCTCGTGTACTGGGGCGAGCTGTTCGGCTCCACGCTGGTGGCGAACGCCGGCGCATGGTTGGACCTGGAGAAGCTGCTCGGCGGCGACTTCGAACATGCCAGCGGCGCGCGCTTGACGATCAGCGCGGTGTCGATCGACAGCTCGGACGGCGCCGCGACGGAGACCGTCTACGCGATGGTCCGCAGCCGCAGGCACAAGCGCTGGATGGCCGTGAAGGGTGCCAGCGAAGCGACCGACGATCGCCGGGAGATCTTCAGCACGCCGAAGACCGTCGACCTGAACCGCAAGGACAAGGCCTCCAAGTTCGGCATGCGGGCCTACATGGTGGGCACCAGCCGGGCCAAGGACACGCTGATCGAGAACCGGCTGAAGCTGACAGGGAGCGGAGCTGGCCGCCTGCATTGGTACGCCGCGGTGCGAAGCGACTACTGGGACCAGCTGGTGAGCGAGGTGAAGGCCCCGCACCGCACGGTCAAGAACAAGAAGGTCTGGCAGAAGAAGGCGGGGCAGCGCAACGAGGCACTCGACTGCGAGGTGTATGCGCTGCATGCGGCGCGCAGCCTGAAGACCAACCTGCTGCGCGATGCGCACTGGGCCGCATTCGAGGCACGCATCCGGCAGCGCACGTTGATCGACGCGCCGGAGGCGATGCCACTGGTTAACCCCGAAGAGCCCGTTGTGGGCATACCACGAAGCCCCGAGGCGACCGACGAAGCAATGGCATCGCCGGTCGCCTCGGTTGGGCAGGAAACCGAACAAAAGCCCGTGCAGACGCCTGTACGCAACGAGCCGAAACGCAAACCGCCGCCGCGCCGGAGCAATCCGCACGGCGGCTTTTCGATTGGAACCTGGTAGATGAACATTCCACCGTCACTCATCGCCGGCGATGCGATGTCGTGGACCGACGTGTCGTTCACGCGGCCGGACAGTTCCGTCGTGTCCTCCGCTGCCGGCTGGGTACTGACCTACTCGCTGCGGGGCCCGATCGGCGCCGGCATCGATCTGCCCGGCGTTCCTCAGGGCACCGGCTGGAAGTTCACGCTGACCGCCGCCCAGTCGGCGCCGTTCAATACCGGCTCCAGTCCGCTGACCTGGTATTGGCAGGCCTCGGCCACGCTCGGCGCCGACCGCGCCACTGCTGGCCGCGGCACGCTGGTGGTCAACCCGAACCTCGCCGGGATCGGCGTCACCGATGCGTTCGACGGCCGCAGCCAGGCCGAGGTGATCCTCGCCGCGATCGACAGCGAGATTGCGGCCCGACTCAACAACGGCGCGTCGATCGAATACACGATCGGCACGCGCAGCCTCAAGAAGGAGCCGATGTCCGAGCTGCTCAAGCTGCGGTCTGAGTACCTCCTGCGTGTGTCGCGCGAGCGCCGCGCCCAGGCCATTGCCAACGGCCTGGGCAACCCGTCGACCATGGGAGTGCGATTCAAATGAGCGCACGCCCCTCCTGGTTCGCTCGCGCTGTCCAGGCGCTGCGCGGCGCGCCTCCCGAGTCGCCGTTCGCCGGCATGCTGGCGGAGGCCGCGACCCGCACTGCTACTCCGCCTCGCACGCAGCGCCGCAGCTACGCCGGCGCCCAGTACGGTCGCACAGTCAGCGACTGGCTGGCCCAGTCCACCAGCGCCGACAGCGAGCTCTTCACGAGTCTGCGGACGCTGCGCAACCGCACGCGCCAGATGGTGCGGGACAACGAGTACGCCTCGCACGCCATCAGCCGCGTCATCCCGAACAACGTCATCGGCCAGGGCATCGGGTTCCAGGCGCAAGTCATGATGCGTCGCGGTGGGAAGCTCGACGAGAAGATCAACACCTTGATCGAAGCGTGCTGGGCCCATTGGACGAAGGCGTCGCGTTGCCACACGGCAGGCAAGATGAGCTTCCAGGACCTGGAGCGCTGCATCATCCGCAGCGTCGCCGAGTCCGGCGAGATCCTGGTGCGCAAGGTAAAGCGCCGCTTCGCCGACAGCCAGGTGCCACTGGCGCTCGAGCTGATCGAAGCCGACCAGCTGGTGGACAACTGGAGCGGACGCAGCCACAACGGCAACGAGATCCGGATGGGCGTGGAGGTCGACGAGTGGCAGCGCCCCGTCGCCTACTGGCTCTATCCACGTCACCCTGGTGACTATGCGTTCGCCTCGACCGCGCCGAGCAATGACTGGCAGCGTGTGCCGGCCGACGAGATCCTGCACATCGGCCTCTTCGATCGACCGAACCAGACGCGATGCGTGCCATGGCTGCATTCGGCGCTGATCAAGCTGAGGCATATCGGCGGGACGGAAGAGGCGGAGATCGTCACCGCGCGCGCGAACGCCTCGGTGATGGGCTTCATCACGTCGCCGGAAGCCGACGACGGCACCGGTGCGGTGACGGATGCCGATGGCGTGCAAGACGGCGAGCAGGTGATGGACATGGCGCCGGGCCTGATCAAGAAACTCTCGAGCGGCGAGCAGTTCACCGGTTTCAATCCAAGCCGTCCGAATGCCGGCCTGGAGAGCTTCCTGCGTCATCTGCTGCGAAGCGTCGCCGCCGGCACTGGCATCAGCTACGAAAGCCTCACGCGCGACTACAGCCAGTCGAACTACAGCAGCTCGCGCCTGGCGCTGCTCGATGACCGCGACCAGTACCGGGTGCTGCAGGCCTGGATCATTCGAACGTTCCACCAGCATGTGTTCGAGGCGTGGCTCGAGCTCGCGGTCCTCGCCAACGTGCTGCCGCTGCCGGCCTACGAATCCACGCCCGAGATCTACCACAACGTGCGGTGGATGCCGCGAGGCTGGGCCTGGGTCGATCCCGCCAAGGAAGTGGCAGCCGCCAAGGCCGCGGTGCGCGCCGGCTTCAAGACCGTCGCCGACGTGATCGCCGAAACCGGGGGCGACATCGAGGACGTCTTCCGCAATCGCCGCCGAGAGCTCGACCTGGCCGCGGAGTACGACCTGGTCCTCGACAGCGATCCGGCCCAGGTCAACGACAAGGGCATCGTGCAGCCGCTCAGTCCGGTCGAGGAGACCAACACCGGCCTGGACGGAGACGGCAACCCGATCGAAGGCGGCGCCGGTCCCAAGCAAGGGGATGCCTCATCCAGCGACGCGGCCAGCGGCGGCTCCGATGGCTCCGACAACCAGGAAAACCAATGACCACTACCACTCGCAAGCAGATCGCCGACGGCGACAAGGTCGGCCCGCAGACTCGCTCGCTCGCCATCGTGCGGGCCGAACCCGTCGACGGT